CGTTGGGCGTGGTTCCGCCGAGCGACGCAACCAGGTGGGACCTGCGCGCTTGCGCAACCACGCCCAACGGTGCTCGGTCCACAGCCGGTCCATCGACACCACGATATCGACCTTGGGTAAGTGCAGTGCCGAGTCGTTCACCGCGATCACCAGGCCGCACAGATGGTCGATCGCAATGTTGCGCACCGACCAGCCGCCGGCCACCACCGTGATGTCACCGCCGGGCATACACACCCCGCGCCCACTTGTTGGTGATGCGGATCGAGTGGACCTCGCGCAGGTGGGCATTGAGCTGCGAGGTCCACTCGCCCTTGTCGCGGCGGACATCGAGGATGATCACGGTGTCGGCGTGCAAGCGGCCGTCCAACAGCCACGGCAAGTAGACATTCGGCTCATAGTGAAAACACCAGGAGCCGAGTGACAGCACCAAGTCCCACGGCAGCACGGAGGTGGTGCTGTCCGGGGTGAAGTAGCCAATGCGATCGGCGCGCACCCCATTCACAGTGAGAAAATCCCGGGCGACGGCTTCGCTGCTGAAGGTCTGACGATGCAGCTTCATTTCCGGCGCATCGTGCTTGCCATCCAGCAGATTCACGGTCAGCCCAGCGCCATAGTGCCGTGAGAGCAGGACGTCGATGCCGCCCAAGCCACTGCCGATGTCCAGCGATGCGAAGCAGTTGAAAGGCAGATGCGGGCGGATCTCGTAGTAAGTGCGCCACAGATCGGCTTCGTACGCTTCGTGCCAGCGCGGCCGATCGCCGGCGAGCGGCTCAAGGCTCCCCTTCTGCAGCCGCAGGTACGCGAAGTGCTCGTCTTTGACGATGACCTGGCGGCTGATCATTTCTGCGCCCAGACAATGAGGCCCTTGCGCTTCTCATCCCGCATCATCGACCAGCCAGCGTCGTAGATTTTCTCCAGCCACCAGGACGCGGGCTTCACCAGCAGGTGGGCGTTGCGGCCGTCGGGCAGCACCTCGCGCGCCGGCGACAGCGCGATGACGAGATATGCGCCTTTGCGCGCCAGCAGGTACTGGTGCCGCAGCACGTTACCGATCTTGTCCGGCTCCACGTGCTCGAGCACGTCGGTGGAGACCACCAGGTCGGCCGGCTTCGGCAGCGCGTGCGCCGCGGTCCCGGGGTCGTAGTCGAACACCCTTAGCGCCGGTACCGAGGCCGCCAGGGTCGCGCACCCCGCGCCGTAGTCGAGCACCGAGGTCGCGCCGAGGTCGGCGGCGAAGGCGAGAATCTCAGGCGCATGCGAAGCACCGCTCTTGCCCCAGCGCATGCCGCGGTGCTTGGCGGCGAGCTGGGCCCGGTACTCGGGCGAGGCGAGATCATCCGCGCTGAAGCGCCAGGCGCCGGCGTGACGCATGAACATGCCGATGTGGCCGAGGTCCAGGGCGTGCACTTGCTTGGCGTGCAGCCGGGCGGCAAGGCACGTGGCGGTCGCGCCCAAGCACAGGATCACCGTGCCGGCCGGCCGGCCGATCTGCTCCTCGAGCGCATCGATCTCACCGTACGCGTGCTGGCGCGGACCACTCACCACGCGCACCGAGCGCGCCTCCGGCATCATCTCCGCGGTAAGCGACTTGTCATCCCCGCACACCAGCGTGATGTCTTTGTCAGCCCACAGCGCTCGCACCTGGGCCCAATACTCGGCGGTGTCGATGCTCGGTGCGTTATCGGGACGCGTGATGAACGCGCTGCCGTACAGCGGCTGCTGATACAGATCGGCGAACTTGCCGGCCGCATAGGGCGCCCAGTTCTTGATGCGAGGCCCGGCCGCGAAGTTGGGAATGCCGACCACCAGACCGGTGTGATAGCGCGCCAGGATGCCCGCGAGCTCGCGAGCCAGCGCGGGATCGGCACGCTGCGAGCTGCAGCCCTGGCCGATGGCCAGGCGCAACTCACCATCGCCGTAGCGCGCCAGAGAGAACTGGCTGCACGCGGCGAGCGTCTGTTGCTCACTCAACACGATCGGCAATGTCATAGCACCGCCTCCAGCGGCTGTCGGTCAAAACACTTTAAGTTGGTGTGCCGCGAACAGTTCACCACCGTGATGCCTGCGTGCCGCAGCGGCGCGGCCATGGTGTCGATCGCGCGGATCCAGGCGGCGTAGCGATTGCCGTTGCCGAGCGGCTTGGGGTGATCGCCGTGCCAGTGCGTCTGGTTGTTGATGCGGCCCATGTCGAAGCCGAGCAGCACGATGCGACTCGCGCCGAACAGCGCCGCCAGCGCGATCGCCTGAGCGCCAGAGTTCTTGTTGGTGTGAATGCTGTGCTGATTGACGGACACCCCGCCGGCGTCGATGCCCTGCACCCACTGCAGGCCGTAGCGATCGCGCGCCGCCTCGGACACCGTCCACAGCTCACCGGGAAATTGCACCGCCACCTCTCTGAAGTACAGTTGCCACCAGGCCGCATCGCACGCATACAACAGATCAGCCCACGGCGCGGCCCGCCACGTGGTGTTGATGGCGACTACTTTGCGGGCCGCGTGCCCGTCGATACGATCCGCGGCTTGCCCCGCTTCGCGCCAGCTACGAACGGCTTTGAGGTCGTCAGGCGTGAGGCTAGGTCCGCTTCCAAGGAGGATGGCGGTAGCGCCGCGCCATCGTCCTGCGCAGGTGCCGTAGGCTGCTTCCTCGCCGGCGCCGACGGCACCGACTTGTCGTCTTTTGGGCCGGGGGCGTCCTCCTCCAAGATCTCGATGAGCTTGTTGCGCACCAGGTCGCGCGCATACGCCGGCTCGCAGCTGAACTTCGCGCCGGCGGTGATGAAGCCGTACGCCTTGCTCTGAAACGACTTCAGTGCTTTGACTTTCATGATGGTCTCCGAGAGAACAACTCAGCCCGGGGCGGCACGTCCGCTTCCGGGCTGGGAGTGCTAGCTATCTAGCTATCAGGTCGTGGAGCCGGCCGGGAAGGCGCCGTACACGAAGGCCTGCGGGCGAGTGACCGCGAGCGCGATCCGCTCCTCGCACAGGATTGTCACCAGGTTGCGCACGAAATTGTCCTGATCCTCGGTGCTGATCAGGATGCCGGCCTCCTCACGGTCGAACAGCATCGCGGCCAGCCGGAAAGCACCGACCATGAAGTTGCCGCGGTGCATGCCGTCGCTTTCCACCACCGGCAGGCCCCACAGCATCGGCGGGGTGCGCGCGCTCGGGCTCGCCATGAGATACCGGTTCTCGTTGTCCTTGGTGAGCTCGAGGTTGTGCCAATCCGTGGGACTCATCACGATGCCGCTGGCCGGATAGAACGCGAGGCGCACCTGCAGGATCGCGTGACGGATGGTGTCGATCATCGTATCGCCGCCCACGTTCAGCGCTGTGCTGTACGTGGTCGCTTGCGGGACTAGGCCGAGCAGGTTCTCGCCGGTGCCATCGCCGAACAGCAGCTGATCCTCTTCCTTGATTCGCAGCTCCCAGCGCATGCGTGCATCGATCAAGCTCATCAGCAGCTTGAAGTCGGCGAGCACTTGTTTGCTCGCTCGGATCCAGTGCGCCATGGTCCGCACCGGCACGTCCTGGCGCTCATAGGTGATGTTGGACTCGGGCTTGAGCGCGCCCTCGGACACCACGTCCGCATTGTTGGTGAGCACCAGCTCGCGGATCCACTCGATCAGGTTGCTCTCGGTCGTGCCAGTGGCCAGCAGATCGCGAATCGACAGCGGTCGCAGCGGCTCCTCTACTACTCCGGGCAAGCGAGTGGACCAGATGCCGGCGCCGGCGGAAGCGGCGATCGAGGTGATGGTCTTCACCCCGTGGCGAAAGGAGACCCTGCCACTGCGGGCCTTGGCGCAAAACTCCTTGAGCCCCTCGGCAGCAATCAGCTGCTGACCGACCGTCAGCTCACGCTTGGGGCCGGTCTGCTCGAGCGTGGCGAGCTTTTGCTGCACGTCGTGATACTGGCCATACAGCTCCGCCACCTTCTTGGTGTGCTCGGCGATCGCGTCCTTGGTGCTCTCCTGGGCCTTGCCGTGAGTCTTGAGATCTTCCTCGAACTTGCGCATCCACTCCGCGACCGCAGCGTCTTTCAGCTTGAGCGCTGCGAGAATCTCAGCAATCTGCTTTGTGAGCTCCGGGCTTAGGTTTTCCATTGTCGTGACCCTCTAGATATCGAAGGATAGGAGACAGATCAATCGCCTGTTCGCTGTCCTCAGCATCACGCAGAGGGATCTCACCGGCATCACGCAGGAGGGACCGATAGCCCAGGCCAGCGGCGTGCTTGGCCTGTTTTCTAGAGAACCCGCTGGCGCGCAGCAGATCCTCGAATTCGGGAAGGGTGAGCAGCCGGCCGGTGGCGAGGATCGACTTGACGTCATCGACTCGCGCATCGGTGTTGGCCGGGAACGTGGCCAGGCTACTCTCCCACAAATCCACTTTGACGATGTTCCACACGTTCGTCTTGCCGTCGTACTCCATGCCGTCCTCGGCATAGTCGAAGCCGATCGACAGGCCGTCAATGACCTTGTGCACAAGCAGCGCGTGCGCGGTCTTGGCCTGCGGCACATCATCGATCAGCAGCCGGCCCTCGACATAGAGTCCCTTCTCATCCTCGCGCATCAGGGTGTGCGGGCCGATCGGCTGCTTGGCATCGTGCTGCCACAGCAGCGGCGGCAGGCGGTCCTTGGCCTTCCACTTGGCCAGGGTCTCGGTGAAGCAGCCACGACGCATCACATCGTTGTAGTAGTCCAACGTGTCGAACACGCTCGCGTAGCCGCAGAACTCCCCGCTCTTCTCGATGGCCTTCACGCAAAACGGGACGGCTCGATGTCTCAAGTTCATGGCACTTTCTCCAAGTTCAGGAAACCGAGCAGCGCGTTGCGCACTTGCTCTGCGGCCTGGACCACGGGATCGGCAGCACTGACTTGCATGCGTGCCAGGGGAATCAAGTTGCTCTGCACCGTCAGCACATCACCACCATCCATCTTGCCGCGGCCTTCTTTCTCGCGGATCTCGTTGCGCGTCGCGATGCCGTTTTGCACCAGGCTCGCATAGAGCGTCGTTCGCGCCGCACTGTCGGCGGCGAGCAGCTCGTCCAGGTCGTACTCCGCGTACAGCACGCGCCGATCGGTCAGTGGCACCAGCGAGTGGCGGATCTCCTGCTGCGCCACGACCATCAAGGGGCGCAGCGTCAACCGATTCAACGCGCCAAACACCTGCTCGAGGCCCGAGCCCCACACGCTCACACCCGAGCTGTGACCGATCAGCATCGGGCTGATATTGAACCAGCGCGCGATGTCTTCCACCGAGAACTGGCGCGAGGCGAGCAGCTCGGCGTCCATCGGCTTCATGGTGAGCTCGGAGAACTTGACCCCGCCCTCCAGCACCATGATGCCGCCCTTCTTGGTGCCCGTCGTACCGCTGAAGTTCGAGATCTCGGCACGGAATTCCTCGCGCTGGGTCGGCTTCAAGAACTTGTCGACCTCGAGGAATCCTCCGGCCTGCAGGCCGTTGCGGAAGGTGGCGCCGGCGGAGGATTCGCCCGCTTGCGCAAGTCCCATCGAGTGCCGCGCGTACTCGATCACCGAGCACCCCGTGAGCCCGTCCAGCGTCTTGTCCATGAGCCGGAATATTTCACTCGCCGCCCACCCCTTTTCGCGCACGCGCTCCGGCGCCATGGGACTGTCATCGGCAAAGCGCAGCTCGCCGCTCGCGGTCAGGTACGGGGTGATGTACTGCGGCAGCAGCGGTTCGAGCCCGATGATGCGACCGGTCGCGTCGTATTTTTTCACCGCGTAGCCGGTGCCCCACAAGAGCAGCGAGGCCCACATGAACGTCCAGAAGCGCACCGCCGTCATGCGGCTGTTCGCCTGCCAGCGCAGCACCTCGAACAGCGGGTTGTCCTCATCCAACACACCGGCCCCGTCCGCCCCGTAGCGCTTGAGCTCGAGCGGCAGGGTCGCAAGTGTCTTGCTGATCAACCATACGCAGGCCCATACCGCGGAGAGCGTGAGCGCGGATTCGGGAGTGACGATGTGGCCGGCGTCGGACTCGGCGGCATTCACCGGCGGCTTGCTGTTGGCGCCGGCTCGCCAGAAGGTGCGCAACGCGCCGGTGCGTACGGTGGGGAACCAGCTCCACATCGAGCCGAAGATCTGCTTGAGCCCGGGCGGGCGCACCAGGCCAGCACCGCGCGCCTGTTGGAGTTCGCGGCCCGAGAATCGCTGGGGGATCAGATCCGACATCTAGCTGCGCACGGGTTTGCTGAAAAACCCTTGCGCGTCGCCGCTCTCATCGGGCGCATCGGCCACACCGAACGACATCAGCAGCGACACCATGCCGTCGATCTTTTCAGCGACGCGTTTGCGGTCCGGCGCTCGATTGCCGTTCACATCGCGCCTGCAAATCAGGTTCGCCGCCATCCAGGTGAGCACGGGATTGTCGCCGTGAGAGAAGTTGCCGGCAGTGTACGCGCGTTCGAACGCACGAATCGCCGGACTGTAGCGGCTTGGCACTTGCGCGAACTCGATCACCGGCACGCCGGCCTCCTGTAGGCGCGTGGCGCTCGAAAGTGCATTCCAACGATCGTAGGCCACCGCTTTGGGCGCGTAGCGCTCACAATCCGCCTGTATTTCAGCCTCGATATAGCCGTAGTCGGAGATGTTGCCGGGGGTCTGGGAGAGAAAACCGGCGTTCACCCACCCCGCGTAGTTCACCGATTTGCGCTCAGTACGCTGTCTGACGGCCGACTCAGGCACCCA